TCTGGATAAACCCGGAAACTATACTTACACCGGCAAGCCAATTCTCACGCCCGGTTCTCATTTAGACCCTGATCAAACGCAAACGCCTAGGCAGGATGAGATTGCGGATTATAGAACAAAGACGCCGGGCTTTTGGCAGTTCAATAAGTCTGCTCAGGAAAGCCGGACGCCCAATGTTACGGCTCTGATTCCCCCGCGCCGTCCTGTTGGTTTTGCCGATGGCGGCCAAGTTGAGGGCGACGTTCAGTTTGCTGAGGACGATCCCTACGCCAAGGTTCAGGAAGCCGCCAAGCTTCCTATGATGGCGCAGAACGATTTCGCCATGCGTATGCCTCAACCAGAGGTTCGCTATGACACTGGCCCGCAGCCGGGTGAGGCTACCCTTAAAGGGTATGATCCCACTGTCCGCGAGCAGATTGCCCAGAAATTGATGGGCGAGCAACAACCATCGCTTGAGCGTCGTCAATTTGTTGAGGGCCTTATGGGAACGACTGGCATTGGCCAGCATGGAATGGGCGTTGCTGATTTTATCCCGGTTGCTGGTCAAGCTTTGCAGGCGCAGGAATCTTATCAGCATCGCGATCCGAAGGGGTTTCTTCTTGCCACTGTTCCTGTTCCGGGCGCAAACATTGAAGGCAAGATTGCCCAAGGCGCGGCTGCTGCTGTAGAGCGGGCTATGGCCGGTCAAGCTGCTCAGCAAATGACCAAATCCCAGTCTCAGGCCGCTATGAAGCAGGCTTGGGAGGCTGGTCAGGGAAATTCTGACAAATATAGAAACTGGCAGCACCAGTGGAATGTAGAGCAAGGACCGCAATATGCGGTTCAGCAGGCCGTTCAGACCTCTCCGCCTCCGATGGGACACAATATGCCGCCTGACCCGATTATCCCGGCTGATTATACTCGCGTCGTAAATCCGGTTGGCTTTTATAGCCTTGGCCATGAGGTGGCCATGACGCAGTTGCCTGAGACGGTTCGCACTTGGCAGGAGATGCAATCTCTCTTGAAACAGGGCGGCGTCAAAGATGAGGAGATGAAATGGGCCGGATTGCTTGGATATGATCCTAAGCAGAAGGTTAGCCGTGAGGAGATTGCTCAGGCTTTTGAGCGTAATTTCCCGCAAGTTGAGGCAGTTTGGAAAGGCACCCCTCCGGCTGTCTCAAAAGATCAGCAAATGCTTGACCACGCTAGATTGAATGAGGATCTAGCTTCTTCAGAGCAAGCTAGAGAGCAGGCCAATAGAGATTTAATTCAAGTTGGAACGCCAGATCAATATGGACGTATATTGTTTAATGTTCGTGGTGAGGAGCCAATTGCAATTAACGAGGTTCGTCATTTAATTCGGTCTGGTAATTTAGACATTGAAGATTTTGATCCACATGCTCAGCCTTATATTCAAGCTTACGCTGATGCTTACAGAAGATACAATGATACATATAATCGTATGCACCCAACTCCTGAGTCGGTGGCAAATAGGCCAAAGTGGGAAAAATACACGCATCCCGGCGGCACAAATTATTCAGAATCTATTCTGAGATTGCCCTACAACAATCCACAGGATATTAGAAGCATACACCCTGATATTGAAGCCAAATATTCTGATGAACATGCTGCTCTAAAAGAAAAAATGTTTAATTTAAAAGAGGCATATGCTGCTCAAAGAAAGCAAGACAATGAGCAGTTTAGTATTGCACAAGAACAATTTAAGCAGCGTTTTTACGATAAGTTGTTAAATGAATCTTTGGCAGACGGCGTTGATCCAGAATTTGCAATGCGTTTCGCCAAAAAAATGCTTGACAATTCAACATATAATGAAATGGGCCGGTATCTTGGAGAACAGCCTTTACGCGATTTAGATTTTATGAGCCCAAGATCTGAAGAATTGAATAACGAGTTGTATAAAACTCGTGAAGAAATTGGCGCATTTACCAATAAAATGTTGGAAGAAACCCGCGCTTTAGCTGGGCACCCTGCATATACCCAACAGCATTTTAGTCACGAAACTCACCTTGGCGATATTGATAACCCGCTTCTGCATCAGCGCTGGAAAGAGCGCGTTGGCCCACAGGGTGAGCGTATTTTGTCCAATGAGGAGTTTCAGAGCGATCTTGGACAAGAAGGTGCAGATAAGGGCTTTAAGGACCCGGCGGCTCAGCGCAAGCGCGCAGACTTGGAGCGGCAGTTAAAGACGCTTGAGACTGAATGGGGTGCTGAAAAGAACAAGCTAGATCAGCAGTTTAATGATGAAATAGCGCCTATCATGCAGCAAAAGCGCGCTGAGATTAAGCAAGTTACCGATGCTTACAATCAAACTAGGCAGCTAAGAAGCGAATTTGACGCTTATAATGATCAGCTTGCTGCTATTGATGACAAATATGCTCCGCTTTTGCAGCCTTATAAAGATAAGCGCAATGCTTCTGGATTAGAGCTTACCGCCAAATATAAGCCAATTAGCAAAAGCCTAAATGATCAGATGAATGCCTTGCCAAAGCAGGGTGATATTCCGCTGTTTCCGCATGTCGGCACAACCGATCAATGGGTTGAACTTGGCGCTAAACACGCTTTGCAACACGCTCTTGAGAGCGGGCATGACAAGATTTTCATTATGGGCGGTCAGGAACAGGCTCGCCGCTGGCAGTCTGGCATGAGGCAAGCGGTTGATAACATCCGTTGGGAAGGAAACAACGGTTCTGATTTAAAAGATCTAAGAGCCAAGCAAATCTATGGCAGAGACGCAACTTACGACAGTTTGCCTCAAGAAATTAAAAATCAAATAGATGAGGCTATAAATAACAAAGGCGTCCCTCATCGCACTGTTTATGCAAGGCCCACAGGCGGCGGTGATGATGCAAGGTTTGTCATAGACAAAGAAGGCAATATTATTGATTCCAGCATGTCCGAAGCCAAGGGTAAGAAGCTGAAGGACGCTGTCGGCAATGATCTTGCCAAACGCATAATGGGTGAGGAGTCCGGCAACATTCCCATGGGCAATTATGTCATGGGCGCTGAGGGGTATACTCATCACTATGAGCGCAAAATACCGTCAATCTACAAAGATATTATTAAGAAGTATCTAAAGGTCGATCCAAAGGTTGAGGCCGGCCCACTTATTGAAAAAGATTTAAGTGCCGGAAAACAAGCATCTGCTGTAATGGGGACGGGGAGAATTGAGCCTCAAGGAGATGGTTTGTTTAGAATTGTTTACCCTGATGGAGCGTTTAGAGGTGGCTACAGTCGTGAGGGTGCGGAGCAATTTTTGGCCCGCGAAGCACAGGCTGCTAGAGAGCGTGAGGCGCAAATTGAATCTCGTTTTGCAGACCGCGTTCGTGAGTTTAGGGATACTCATTCTGTTGAGGAATTAGATTCTTTAATACCCGGATATTCGACAATGAATGGGGTCGATAGGTCTAATTCGGTTTGGAATTATTTAGAAGAACTTGATAAATCTGGCATAAAACGTGGCCCCCACGGCACCTACATCCACATCACCCCCGAAATGCGGGAAGCTTATCAGCGAATTAAAAAGCAGCGCGGGTCTGTATTCCCCGGATATGCCAAGGGCGGCGAGGTTGTAAACAAAGATGATCCGTATGATAATATACGGTTGAAAGCTAAGAATTTCCCCCGCGCGCGGCGGGCGAAGAACTAGACAAGCTGTCTATAGATCAAACACCTTGCAAGGGTAACGACAATGCATCCACACAAAAAAGAAGCCGAAGCGGGCCATGCTCGCAAGCTTTCGGGCTACGGCGGCAAATCAAAGAATTTTAGCGACAAAGGTTCTTGGGACGGCCAGAAGGGCCTGAACAACGATGAGCAGGCTGGCCTGAAGATCATCGATAAAGAGCCGTCGCTTTCCGAAGAAACTGCTCCCCGCATCATGCGCAAGGCTGGCGGTGCCGTTAAGGGCAAAGCGGCTGTTAAGCGTCTTGATAAGGTTGCTCGCAAAGGCAAAAAGCGCGCTGATGGCGGCCAGCTTCCTCCTCCGGAAGAAGGCATGAAGGCTGCGGCCCGCGAAAGCGGCATGAGCTACAAAGAGGAGCCCAAAGAGGGCGGCATTACCGGTGCTGGTGAGGCTGCGGAATCCTCTGGCCGTCAGGAAGACAAGCGCGGTGGCCGCGTTCGCAAGGCTGCCGGCGGCAAGATGTCTCACATGGAATGGGAGCATTCCAAGAAGGATCTTGAGCAGGATAAGAAGCTTGCCAAAAAGCATGGCATGTCCATGGAGAAGTGGGAAAAGTCTGCTCTGGATAAGAAGCATGACGCCCAGCAGTCTGCGGAAGGCTTGAAGAAGGGCGGCATGGCCCGCACTAAGAGCTACATTCCGGAGAACCCGATTACGAAGTCGGCTCGTGCTGGCCGTGCGTCTGGTGGCGCTGCGAATGGCAAGGGCAAGACGACGGTGAACATCATCGTTGGTGGCCGTGGCGAACAGGGACAGGCTCCGATGATGCCTCCGGCTCCTGGCGCTCCGATGGGCCGTCAGCCGATGGCTCCTCCCCCGATGATGCCTCCGCAGATGCCGATGGCTCCGGCTATGGCTGCTGCTCCGGCTCCGATGCCTCCGATGGGTGGTGGCGCTCCTGGCGGTATGCCTCCGGGTATGCCCCCGCTGGGCCGCAAGCGTGGTGGCCGCATCCGTGATGCTTCGGATCTGACTGCCGGCGCTGGTTCTGGTGAAGGCCGTCTGGAGAAGATTGAGCTTCAGGAAGCCAAGGGCTATCCGCCGCGTGGTGCCCGCAAGGGTTTCAAGTAGGCGGGATGGCGTCGGGTGAAATACCGCCGGGGGGATTTCCAGTTGGATATACTGGGATGACTCCGGCGGCGCAGGATTATGCCGCTAGAACGGCTGTTCCTACCCGCCCTAATCCCCGTGCAATCAGAATGGCTGAGCAAGCTGCTTTGGCCACTCGCGGGGGAATAGGAGCTGTTCCGCCTCGTAACAAAGGTGGACGAACCAAGTGAATTTAGACCTGAAACTTTATCAGGAACTAGAAAAATCCTTGTCAGAGATTGCAGAGAAGCTTGGCGCTGAACTGATCACTGGCAAGGCTCTCAGCTTCGACGACTATCGTTTCCGGGTAGGTCGTTTGAGGGGCCTTCAAGACGCTCTTGAGGTTGCACAGGAAGCTCAAAAACGCATTTTGAGCGGTGAAAGGAAATAACAGCAATGCCTGCTGTCGCTATGTTGCATGAGATCGACCCGCGTGAGGCGATCAAAGCTAAAGTTGGTTCTCTTGATAGTGTTGAAATGTTTGGAAGCGACATTCTAGTCGCTATTTACAAGCGTCCAACCAAGACAAAATCGGGAATCATCCTCACAGACAAGCACTTAGAGGAAGATTTGCATCAGGGTAAGGTTGGGTTGGTCCTTAAAATGGGACCGACTGCATATCTTGATGAGGACGGGAACAAGTTCCGGGACGTTAATGAGGGCGATTGGGTGGTTTTCCGTCCCTCTGACGGCTGGCGTGTTACGCTGAACACGCTTCAGGGCACTTATTCCAAGGACGATACGGTCGATTGTCGCGTTTTGAGCGATATTTCAGTCCGTTCTCGCGTCCAAGATCCCGATTCAATCTATTAAGGACGCAAAAATGGACGAGATTGAAGATAAAGCGGCAGAAACTGTCGAAATCCCGGCTGATGAGCCGGTAGAGGTTCGCCTGGATGATGAGCCGCAACCCGAAAAGCGGGAAAAACGTGCTGCACCCGAAGAACAACAGCCGGTTGCAGATGTAGATGAGCGCGAACAGCAGCTTATTGAGATTAAGCGCCAGTATGAGGAGCAGAAACGCCGCGCGGAAGCAGAGCGTAACGCCCGTCAGCAGGCGGAACAGTATGCTTATGAGCAGTCTCAGCGGGCTCAATACGCCCAGTATGACGCGGAAGGCAACCGGCTTCAGACGTATATCAATGCGATTGAGGCGACTGAGCAAGCCGCGTCAAATGCCGAGCGGGCCTATGCCGACGCTATGGCTTCTGGCGATTATCAGTCTGCTGGCCGGGCTCAGCGAGCTATGGCTTCGGCTGAAGCGCATCTTTTGCGTCTCCAGAATGAGAAAGCACAGGCTGAACAGTATATAGAGTCACTCAGGACTGAGGGCCGTGTTCAGGCTCCGCCGCGTCAGACGTTTGAACCTCATCAGGAACCGCAAGATCCGGTTGAGGCGATGGCTGCCCGGCTTACGCCTAAGAGCGCGGCTTGGCTTCGTAATCATCCGGAGGCTGCTGGCAAGGTTGAGAAGCTTACGGCTGCTCATGCGGCGGCTACGCAGCTTGAAGGGCTGGAAGTCGAAAGCCCGGAATATTTCCGGTATGTCGAAGAACGCCTTGGCATTCGCCAGCCTTCCGCTCCGGCTAAGCCTGCGAAAAAAGCTATGGCGTCTGCCCCTGTCCAGTCATCGTCCAGCATGTCGTCGTCACGATCATCTGGCGGCAATGGCAGCACCATGATCCTTTCGTCTGCTGAAGTTGAGCAGGCTGTCCTGAACGAACCTGACTTGCCACGCGACAAGGCCCTTGAGGTCTACGCCCGCAACAAGGCGGCGCTTATCCGTGAAGGCAAAATGTCAGTTTAAGGAATATAAACAATGACTAATGAAGTTGAGGCCAAATTGGATGGCCGCTCAAAAGAAGCCCGTATGGCTAAGGCTGCTAGCAAAGGAACCGCTGCTGAAGTCTACGATAAGGAAACCTCTCGCGCCCGTGCGGAAGCCCGTATTCGTGAAATTCGCGGCAGTATGCCCGATGGTGGTGCGGTTCGTGATAAATTCTACGCCCCTCCGCCGCCTGATGGGTTTGACTATCAGTGGAAAATGAAAACGGTTATGGGCGAGGAGTTTCATTCCTATCAGGTGGAACTGCTTCGCAATGGCTGGGAGCCTGTTCCGATTGAGCGTCACCCGGAACTTATGCCGCAAGGTTGGTCTGGAAAGACGATTGAGGTTGAGGGTCTGGTCCTTATGGAACGTCCCAAAGTGTTTACCGACGAGGCGCGAGCTGACGAAATCCGTTCTGCGCGTGAGGCAGTCATGACAAAAGAAGCTCAACTTCGGGATGGGCGTTCTGGCGATCTTGGGCCTCGTGAGGTTCATCGTTTCAGCAAATCTCGTAGCCCGATTGCCGTCCCCGGCGACGAGTAAGGGTTTGTTGACAGAAATCCAAAGATTTCATAAAATTGACTTTGGATTTTACCATTTCTCGCCAAGTAGGTGAGAAACGAATAGGGGCGGGCTGGCAAGGATCAGCCCGCGACCTTTTGAGCCGCCCCGCGCTGGGGTGGATTAATCACTCCCGATCCAACGCTAAAAACGCTTTTTAGCTTACGGTCACTCCAATTAAAGGAGAGAGCCGTGGCGAACACTTTTGCGCCCTTCGGCTTCCGTCCGGTGTCGACCTCCAATGGTCCGATTAACTGGCGGATTTCTACGCGCCGCGTCGCATCGTCGGCTGGCGCGATCTACCGGGGCGACGCCGTCGTTCCGGATACCAGCTCTGCCAATGGCTACATTCAGCAGGCGACTGCTTCGACTGTTCCGCTGGCTGGCATCTTCTGGGGTTGTCAGTATCTGTCGACCTCGCAGAAGCGCGTTATCTGGAGCCAGTATTGGCCGGGTAGCGACGCGACGGGCGACGTCATCGCTTATGTGATTGACGATCCGAATGCTCGTTTCCTTGTCCAGACGTCTGGTTCTTCGTTCCAGATCACGGGCACGAACACGACGTTCACCTCGTCGCCGGTTGGTCAGCTTGCCCAGCTTAATGTTGGCGCTGGTTCGACCACGACTCAGCAGTCCGGCATGTATCTGGACACGGTTGGCACGACTGCCACCTATCCGTTCCAGATCGTCGACATGGTCATCGATCCGCCCGGTTCCAATGGTTCCGACGCAACGTCGAACTACAACTATGTCGTCGTTGGCTTCAACAACGAGATGCTGCGTTCTAACGGCGCAGTGACCGGCATCAGCTAAGGAGTAGATAACAATGGCTGTTAATCTTTCCGCCATTCGCGATCTGCTCCTTCCGGGGCTTCGCGGCGTTGAGGGTAAATACCCGCAGATCCCGTCCCAGTGGGACAAGATCTTTGAAAAAGCGAAATCCAACATGGCGTTGGAGCGCACGGCTGAAATGCGTTATCTGGGTCTTGCTGCGATCAAGACTGAAGGTGGCGCTGTCAGCTTCGACAATAACGCGAGCGAGCGTTACGTCTATAATCAGGAGCATTACGAAATCGGTCTTGGCTACGCCATTACCCGTAAGGCTATTGATGACAACCTCTACAAGACCCAGTTCACGCCCACGAACCTTGGCCTGATCGAATCGTTCGGTCAGACGAAGGAAATCTACGGCGCGAATATCCTCAACACGGCGACGACGTATAATGCGGCGGTCGGCGGCGACGGCGTGGCGCTCTGCTCCACGGCTCACCCGATTGACGGCGCGACCATTGCGAACCGTCCGCTTGTTGACGCGGATCTGAACGAAGCTTCGCTGCTTAATGCAATGATCAGCATTCGTCAGAACTTCCGTGATATCGCGGGTCTGAAGATCTTCGCTCGTGGCCGCAAGCTCATTGTTCCGCCGTCCTTGGAGCCGGTTGCTATTCGTCTGACGAAGACGGAACTGCGCCCCGGCACGGCAAACAACGACGTCAACGCGATCCTGACAACCGCCGGCGGCTTGCCGGAAGGCTATCAGGTCTTCGACTTCTTGACGTCGAACTACGCTTGGTTCCTGCTGACGAACATCAAGGGCCTTGTGTATATGGAGCGCGTTCCCTACGAAATGGATATGCAGGTCGACTTCACGACCGATAATCTGTTGGTGAAAGGGTACGAGCGCTACAGCTTCGGCTATTATAATTGGCGTTCGGTCTACGGTTCGTTCCCGACGTCGTAATGACAAAAGCGGGGAGTCGACATGGCTCCCCGTTTTCTCTTTTATAAAGGACAGCCAACATGGCTCTTACTAATTTCCCGAATGGCATCACCTCTTTCGGTGTTCCTGTTCTTGGCGGAATCAATGGCATTCCGCTAACTGGCACTTGGTATTTTGTTAATCCGGCGACGGGTTCGGACGGCAATGAAGGCACCTCGCCTGACTCGCCGTTTGCGACGATCTATCAGGCTTACAACAAGTGCGTTGCTGGCAATAACGACGTTGTCGTTCTGATCGGCAATGGTTCGACCAGCGGCACGGCTCGCATGTCGACTGCGCTTGCTCAGGCTATTGTCCCGTCTGCTACGACTGGCACTGTTACTTGGGCCAAGAATGCGACGCATCTGATCGGCGTTACGGCTCCGACTGGTGTTTCTAACCGCGCTCGCTTTGCCCCTCCGTCTGGCACTTATACGGCTGCGACGTTTGGCAATAGCGGCAATATGTTCAATGTTACGGCTTCCGGCTGTATCTTTTCGAACTTCTCCGTTTTCAACGGTTTTTCGACCGGCGCTAACGGCCAGATTGCTTGGATCGATGCTGGTGGTCGCAACTACTATTCGGACGTTCAGTTCGGTGGCTTTGGCGACACGGCTTCGGCTCAGGGTGCTAACAGCCGTGCGCTGAAGGTTACGAGTGGTGAGAACACGTTCGTTAACTGCACGGTTGGCCTTGATACGGTCACGCGCACGGTTGCGAATGCAAATCTTGAGCTTGCTTCGGCTGCTGCCCGTAACAAGTTCATCAATTGTGACTTCCCGGTTCAGACTTCGTCGGCTACTTCGTTGGTGATCCTTGGTTCTGGCGCGGCTGCGATTGACCGTTGGACGAAGTTCCAGAACTGCCTGTTCGTCAATAACGTGGATTCAACATCGACGACGCTGACGGCGGTTGCTTCTCTCAATGCCGCTGCTGGCGGTAGCCTTATCTTTAACGGCTGCACGGCTGTTGGCGCTACGGCTTGGGGTGATGCTGGCGCTCTGGCTAATTCGTATGTTGATAATGCTCCGCCGACTGCCGCGACCTCTGGTCTGGCCGTTAACCCGGCTTAATGAAAGGGCTTAGTTATGAAAGCTGCTAAAAGCAAAATTGAAAGCCCTAAGAAGGGCGTGGTTGTTGGCGATAAGACCCCCAGCATGACTTATGCCGGTGGTGATTCGAATGTTGTCAAGGAAGCTAAGGCTCGCAAGAAGGGCGGCATGTGCAAGGCGGAAGGCGGCAAGGCTGCCCATCGTCTTGACCGTCCGAAGCGTAAGGCTGGCGGCAAGGTTGGCGCGAATGAGCGCCCGCTTTCGACCGCTGCGCATACGTCGGATCGTCCGGGCGGCGACGTTCAGGAAGCCTAAGAATAGAGGGGCCGCCTAGTGCGGCCCT